AGTGCTGCACATAAAATTTCCGTCAAAAGCCATCTAAAGTCTCCTTATCAATTCCGCTAATTCGGGTTGGGCGGCATCTATTAAAGCATTGTAAACTGTTGTTCTATCGCTTTTTATAGCTTCTCGCATATAAAAAACTACTGTTTTTTGTATTTCTTTTTTAAAAGCATGGGCTTGTGCGCGTACCATAGGATCTGCGTTATCTGAAACAGCTACTATTCGGTTTGCACAACGTTCAGCAATTTCTTCAGGAGTAAACCCCCTGTTATCGGTAGTTTGTACGTCTACCTTAAATGTCGGTGGTAGCTCCATGTTTAAAGCTTGTGTCATTGTTTTTGCCTAATAATCTGACCAGTCGTATAATGGTCTGTAACTTCTTTAGCTTCTCCAAAAATCTTCAAAGATGCGATTGCTTCCGCAAATCGTTTTTCATAGCTAGCCATTATGTCGGGTTCGCCTTTCATGTAAGTATATGCTTCAATTAATGTTCCGTACAACAAAGCTACGCTTGCGTTTTCGCTTAACCAAGTAGTTCCTGAGTCACCTGCTGCTGTCAAACTGTTCGGCCTGTAAAAATAGTGCATCACAGTAGAAAAATTAGCGTTTGGAGTAGGAGCTAGCAATAAATGGTCTACGTCAAAAACTCCATAGAACCTAGGTACTCCTGTAACAGACACACTTGGGTGAAAAGTTTCTAAAAAAGAAATATCTTTGTACTCTAAAAACACATTTTCGCTGTTATTTGATATATTTAACGAAAGAGGAGCTAAAAAATCAGAAGGAACCGTTAAATACTGGTTACTAGCGGTGGTTGTTCCGGAAGCATTTCTTTTAAACTCGTTTAATTGAACAAGTTTTAAGATTCTTTCCTCTGAAATTTCTATAAAATCATTTAAATGAGTAACAAACGACGTTTCTGTGTTTTCTGTATAGTCTTGTATGGCTGTTTTTAAGCTACTGTAAGTAAAACTCATGATGTAGTTACCGTTATTGTTCCTGTAGAAGTTATAGCTTGTAAAGAGCCGGATGCACCGAAAACATTTTCAGCAACTATTACTTCTTGGGGTTCAGAAGCAGGAGATCGTGGGCTTTTTAAAGTTTGAGGTTCAAAAGGCGGTTTTTTCGGATCTAACTGCGGGTGTTTTTCCTCGTATTCTGAAGTGTGAACAATCGAACCGTTCCATTCTTTTCTTTGTTCGTTATACGGAAACTCCATCCCGCTTCTGTCGGATATAAATTTTGATTTTGATCCGTTAGAGTATTTCATATCGAACTGTAGTAACTAGAACTAGGGGTTAATGTCAACGAGGCTCTGTCTCTGTCTTCTTCGGCAGCCCGTTTAAATTCTTCTTCGTACACTTGTTTCAACAAAGGAGTTAGTTGAGGAGCCATTTTTAAAGAAAGATAATAAGCCAAACCTGCTGCTAGACAAGGGTAGAACCTAAAAGGAACATCTAAAGTGTTTGTAAAAGTGTCTGCGTCATATATTCGGCGCATTCTATCGTAAACCAGCACGTAGTCGTTAGAATCTGGAGTCGGCCAAAGTTTTATAACAGGCGTTATCGACCTGTCTATGTAAAATTGAGTTGGTCTGGAAGAACTTTTTTTACTGGGTATGCTCAAAAATTCGTCTCTACTTATTCGTGAAATACTCACATCGTTTTGGGTGGTTGTACCTGCGTTTTTCCTTACAACAGCAGATAATATATCAATGCTAGACTGGGTGTCTTCAAAACTAGGCACTACAGAAACCGAACTACTAGTAGTGCTAGTACCACCTGTAACGGTTTCGGAAACAACAAACGTTCCTACCGGAACAGTTATAACTAAAGTGTTTGCTTCAAAATCAGAAGACGCAGCAGGTAAGGCAGTAACGATAGCGGTTGCTTCGCTTGTTCCACCTGTCACTGTTTCCCCTATAGTAAACCCCGAAGAAGAAGAAACAATTAAAGACAACGTTCCTAGTGGATACTCAGCTACGCCTGTTGCAAGGCTCAATGTTTCTTGTGTCATTGTCCATCTGTTTAATCCTCTGTTTGCCCAATCTGCAAACATCAAATTTAACGATCGTTTAGCTGTCTTTAAATCGTTTCCTGTGCGAACCATCAACCCGCAACGTTCGTAAGCCTCTTCTATGTACTCAGCAACGTCAAGCTCAAAGTCGTTAGAGCCAGAAGTTGCCATCAGCTACATGGTCCTCTTACGGATTTGTTGTTAACGGAACCACCGTAACGCATTTTCTTTACTTCGCCACCATATTGCATTTTCTTTACTTCGCCACCATATTGCATTTTTTTAGGAAAACCTGCTTCCATGTTTGCGTAAGATTTAGCGGAAATAGTAGAGTCTTTTTTAGAGCGGCTTTTGCCTGATTTTTTTCTTTTGTTTATGTTTTCATATAAGCTCATAAGTCACCATGCTTTGCACGACCAATATCGTGCGCTAAATTTATCTTTTGCTGTGTCACAATTATGACGTGCCCTAAAACTTTTACGTCTTGCGGGTTGGTCTTTTTTGATAGACATGTTTTGGTCACCAAATCTAACTAATTTTACTTGATCACCTTTTTTTGCTAAAACCGCTGATTTCTTTTTAGCGTTAGGTGTTCTTTTAGGCTTGTTAAAACCTGCAAAACTTTCGCCTCTGTATACTATCCTACCAGAAGCTGTTCTTTTTACGTTTTTAGAACTTGCCATAACAACCCCAAAGTAAAGTTTCTAAGAATGAAAAATATTCATCAACGAAACGGTAGCAACCGTATACCCAACAGCTAAACCGTCTTTGAACAACATTCCTTCGTCTGGAATAGTGTTGTCTACTGTTGCGTGGTCTGTTCCGATAGTTTGAGCTTTAAAAACAATACTTCCGTCTTCAGGTGTGCCGTTGTAAAAATCAACCAAGCCTGCTGTGCCTGCTGAAACAATTGAAGTACCCACAAGGCGAACCCTGCCTCCACCACCAACGGCTTTTGCACATAAAGAACCAGATCCTACCGTAATGTTAGCCGCAAACTGTGCAGAGCTTGTAACAGAAGAAACCGTTAAAAATAGTTTTTCTCCTGCAACAGCTTCGGCAGATCCTGTGGAAACTATGACCTCTGAAACAGCGTTTCCAAACACATCAGTGCCTACTATGGTGTTTGTTTTAGCATTGTCGCCTGTGCCTGTTGTCGTAACAGTTACGTTTCTAGCACCACCACCTAAAAAAGTTGTTTGTGCCATTGTAGCTGCTGTGTTTGGTCGGGCTGCTGTGACTAAACGATCAGGGTCTGCTGCGTTTTCGTCAGTTATAAATGCGACTTGTACGTCTGATCCTGACATATTAACCTCCTACAATTAGGGGAGTTTTACCTCCCCACCATTATTACAATGTTTGGAAAACAGCAACGTATTTAACAGTAGTTGCAGCAGTAGCCAAATCAGCCCCTATTGGGCGTAGAGTAACATAAATGTCTCTTGCGGCTGCGCTATATAAAGCTCCTGCAATTACAATAGCCTCTGTAGTAGCGGGACCACCTTTAGGACCAACGCCTGTAGTAGCAAATTGGTTAGCAGCAGTACCATGAGAGTCTTTAACAATGTACAACGGCACGTTAGCTGTCCAAGTTACGGCAGCACCACCATCATCTAGTAGTGCTGTAGCAGCAAGAAGTTGTGCGCCAGCAGATGCCGTACCAATAAAGATGTCAAGGTCATTACCGCTAGATCCGGCTGTAACAATGTTGCCAGCAGGCCACGCAATCAAATCTTTAAGGATAGTTCCTGCGGGTTGAGCGATTGTGACAATAGTGTTTGTGTCGTCTGTTACAGCGATTGTTGCTGTAGTAGCAGTAACACCAATTAGTTGGAGACTGCTTGCCGCACCAATAACAACACCACCCGTAGCAGAAGTTACACCTGTAACCCCAAGCGTTCCTGTAGTTGTAGTGTTTCCACTTGAATCAATGTCAAAGTTAGTAGTTATGGCACCTGTTACGGCGGCTACTGAAATTTGTTCGAACCCGTTTTTTGAAAGAATTTTTCCGTTAAAAGTTGAAGCCATT